TACAATTACACCCATTTCTACGTAACCAAAATTTCCAGCAGGATTATCGAATAAATCTGCTACCAGATGTGGTGACACAAAAGGTATCGTCAATTTCTTTACTCCTGTTTCAGGCCAGATTAGAATATGCGGGTTCTGACTCAACGTACACATATTCCATGGGGTTATCTGTCCTCCTCTTCCAAGTTCTCCTTCTGTGGTTAAATCATAGTGTGGTTGATATGCAGCCATAATAAGGCCAAACTGCATAGTTGTTGCCACAACTCTGAATTCGATATCTACATCCGCCACAAAGTACTGAAACTTGTTCACTTTCTCTTTAAAAGTTGGTTGATCAAAGAGATATGGTGGGAAATAAAATGCCTGTATAATTCCCGTATCTGTCGGAGTCCAATTCACATCTAATATCTTATATTTTCTTGTTAATAATTTCTGTAATCCTTGGTCAGGATAGGGATCCGATATTAGGGTGCTAGACTGGATAGGTGTTGGGGCCACCTCAACTTGTGTGTCCGTAAAGCTAGATAACTCTACTTGTGTTTTCACAGTCTTAATTTCTCCTTGATCTAAAGCTGCCTCCATCTGTGCTTTCATCTCTACCTTCTCCATCTGTGCATGCATCAGCAGTCTCTCCACAGACTGCTCTATTGGGTCTTTGTCTCCGCGTGGCATATTGGTCAACCTACCTGCGTGGAAATCTGCAAACCACTGACGATAGTTGTCTGATAATGGGGTCATTCTTTCCATATTGAGTCCATGATTCAAATGTGCTAACATTCCTTGTCTGAAGGGCTTGGGATGAGCATATGCATAAGACATCGCCATCTTACAGTTTTGTAAAGTGGCCTCGCGAATGTTGAATCCATGTTTGGTTTTCCTAACCCATTTTACCATCTCAAATATCACTTTTGGTTCTAGAGGTGCAAACACATAACCTCCTTCTTCTCTAAACCTTCTCTTTAAGAACGTAATCTCATCTAGAGGAACAAAAGCTGGGCCATCTAACTTTTTCGATGCTGGAGTATAAACCATTCCTATCCTTTTATACTCGTCTCGCACTGAATGTTGATTAAACCACTGTATAGCTCTGTTTATCATATTGAAACTATCATCTCCAAAAGCCTTAAATCGTACTAGCTTTTGATAGGCTTCAAGAGAGGGTTCTACTCCCAACGCTCTCTGTCCTGCTTTCACAAACACATATCTATTTAATATCATGTTCGCTAGTGTATTTATGATCGCTGTGAGAGGAGTACCACTAGGGTTACCATCAAACAACTGATATAATACATCTATCACTAGGTGTTTGTGTTCTACTATATCTTTGTAAACTTCTCTTCGTGCTTTCTGTTCATCTTCTGTTGCTCCTCCTCGTGCATACCAAGGCAAGATAACATGTTCTAGCACTGCCCACAAAACTTCTGCCTTCAATCTCGCGTCGTACTCTGTGTGATCTCCATCAAATGCTAGAGGATTAGGGTCCACGCTTTTAGCATGTTCCCACATCATCTTCCATTGTGGAGAATCTGGTGTGATACCCAGACATGACTCACTAAAGACATGATCACGTAATAAGTTCTCAACAAACGCTTGGAAATACATTCGGGCTACAACTGTAAAATCCCCAGGGGGACAATTAAAGTCTCTAGTTTTTCCAGCTTCGTACTTAGCTAAACTCACACGTTCATCTTTCAAATTATCGACAAAGATTGTTTCCAAATTGTCACTTCTATCTCCTCGTAAATAAGCTAATCGGTGCTCTATTCTTTCTTTAAATTTTCCTACTGGCATACGATCGCCATCAGGACCTATCACATGAGCGAACTTCTTGCTCTTGAACTGTGCAAGATGCTCATTCTCTTTTGGTACCGGCTCTCCCTGGTAAGGATGTCCAATACCTGTGTTGAGGTCTAAGCCTTTTGTATACTCCATGGTCGGAACACCATTAATAGCTTCTTTCACGGTAAAAACTCTTGCTTCAACATTGTTTGGTATCAGATTACCTACATACTTTGCGCACTCAGTTAACAGATCGAAATCCCACTCATCTTGTGAATGGTCCACATAGTGCTTGTTTATTGCATTCTGTATTGGCGATATTCCTTTCTCTTTATCTGGAACCAGTCGAGCTGGTAACGTTACAGGTTTCGGACAATGCTTAGCTATCTGACTCTCTATAATTTGACTCTTGTGAGGGAATCTATGCTTATACTGCTTACTAACTCTACCTAACACTTTATGGGTAGGGGGGAAAATAATATCCTCACGAGGCTCTAGGGTTGGATCAATCCAATCTGACTGACTCACCATTCCTACAGTATTGCCTTTCGGGATGGTGATACTGTTCTCTTTATCTAGGGTATGGAACTTCAAAGCTGCTAACATTTCTTGTGTAACGATAGCACAACCTGCTCTACCACTTCCGCCTGCCACATGTAGTCCTACGATGTGGCGTTGGAAGCGAGGACTAAAGCAGATGTAAGGGTTTCCACAATCTCCGTCCTGAGTTCTTAACTTCATAGTGAGCCCCTTTGCTACTATAATTCGCTCTCCAGTTTTTTCGAGGTCGTATCCCATTCCCATTTCTACTTTCGCCTCTTGTCCTACTAAAAAAGCAAGAACATAATCGTTTTCTCTACTAATCATTCCTACATAGTCAGAGAAATCGTTTTTAAGGTCCTCATCTTTAATAAAATGCTTTCTGATGTCTCGTATACCTGGGTACTTTGTTTTAAATTCAAGTATCACAATATCCGTACCGGTAATCACGTGAGGTTGACCTTTAATATTCTTACTAACATCCTCCTCCTCATGCTTTCCAAAGCAATCACGATGTACTAAAGTTCTGTATTCCTGGTCTGGATATAGGTGACTCATACAATCATACACATGGCGATTTGTCATGAACAACTCATTATTCAGAAACATGCCACGTGTGCCGCATTTTTCTTTGTCTGAAACTATAAGAGTAATATGCGCCATGTTAGGGGCATACGTCTTATACATCTTAACTCGTTCAGGGTCACTCCCACCTTGTGCATAAAATTGTACTGCACCGGGGGTTTTCTGAGCATCCTTATTGAGTTGTTCAACACCACGATATGGGGTGACCAATCGTGGGGCTGTCCATGTATCTGTACTCTTATTAGAATGTTCACTTTGTGCGTAATTCTCTGTAATGACTACTGCTCTCTCATGTCTCTTAGAGAAAACTCCTGTTAAACTTCCAAACACTCCTGACACTTTCTCTGGTAAGAATCTAGAAATTGCATGAACTCCTGAGATCACACCCTGCACAGCTATAACGGACGCTGATGCAATTAGGACTCCTCTTAATATAGGGTGATCCTCTAGAAAC